TAAACATTCCTAAAAACACATGGATAGATAGCATATCCACTGTATTCTTTGACCAAGGATACCATGCTGGACGTTATGGTATCGAGTTATACTTTTCCGGAGGGGACTGTCCATCTCCAGAATTTGCTGCTGAAGTTGTCGAAAGTGTTCTAAAAGTGAGAATGAATGAAAATCCTGAGTTGTACCCGATTATTCGTTTCAGGGGTTTATTCTCACGTACTGGAGCTGAGGATATTCGAGCTCTTATTAAGCTCTTTTCCAGATGGGGTTTTAAGGTTCACGTCCTCATGAAGGACGACACCACTGTTCCTTGGTTTGATGAGTGCCACTGGAAAGTAGTAATCATTGAGAAGCCCCGCTTATTGAACGTAAGTGCCAACGAAGTCTGGTACATACCATTACAACAAACAGAAGTACCTGAACCTGCCTTTCCGCCAAACACAGACTATAAACTTTATATATCAAAGGGTCTTCCTCAGACCACCACTTTGAACTTCATGTGTACTTGCAAACGACTTTGGTCTCTTCTTTAGGAGGGTGTCATGTATCATCATCGAACTGAATCACGTTGCTCATTATGCCCATTAAACGGGAAAAAAAAGGTTGTTGGTGTTAGTCCTGACGTAGGAAGGCCCCTGTTTGCCATCTTTGGGGAAGCCCCTGGAGCTGACGAAGAAAACCTTGGTGTTCCTTTTGTCGGCGCTTCAGGTTCCATGCTAAACTGGGCTCTCAAAACAAATAATATCAACCGCAATATGTTGTTCATAAGCAATGTTATTGCTTGTCGTCCGCCAGAAAATGACATCAACTCGAACGAAGGAAAGTATGCGATACCCGCGTGTCGCTCCGGCTTCTTTGTTGACCTCGAATATCTGGCTTCAAACAACGTAACAACGATTATGGCTTTAGGGGCAACAGCTTCTAAGGCTTTTGGTATTGATACACCAATTACCAAAGCTCGTGGCTCTGTATACACCTATGTTTTCAACAGACCATCTGGAGAAACCTTTAAGTTCTTTGTGATACCAACATATCACCCTTCTTATGTCATTCGAAAGCACTGGAAGAAATCTGGTGGAGGAACCGCCGATAACGCTGTAGCTTGGTTATCTGACTTTGAGAAAGCTGCTCGTATTGCTAAAGATGGTTGGGAGAAGCCTAAAGAAGAGTTCAATCTCAGTCCTACTCCACAGGATGTTGAGAACTTTGTTGCTAGGGCTATTAAAGAGAATAGACGGATTGGGCTGGATACAGAAACAACATCACTTAACCGTTCTCTCGCTACTATTGTGGTCTTAGGGCTTGCTGACTCACCAACCAGTGGTATCTGCATACCGTTCCGGACAGCGCCAAATATGCCTGCGTATACAGCCTCTGGATGGGCTCGCATAGAGAAGGCCCTAAACAAACTCTTTCAATCCGATGTTCCCTTTGTTGTGCAGAATGCCCTATACGACTTACCAATCTTGAGACGATTAGGATTTCCTGTAAATCCTGACCACGTTGATGATACGATTATGCTTCACCATACCATATCGCCTGAAGCAGAACATAACTTAGGGTTCATTACGTCCATCTATGGAGAAACACCTTATTGGAAAGAGACTTTTTTAAGCAAAGAAGGCTCCATCTGGGATATGGACCCAACTGAACTTCGTACCTACAACATGCGGGACTGCGTTGTACTACTTCAGATATATGACCGTATGGTGGCTGACATAAAGAAAATGGGCTTATGGGACTTTTATAACGAAGAGGTCAAGCCCCTTCTTGCTCCTGTATTAGATATGACTGAGCGAGGTATTTATATCAACCTCACTAAGCTCCACAAATGGAAACAGGGTGTTGAGAAGCATATTAACTCTTTACATAGCAGGCTTTTAGAGTTAGGTAATTTACCATCGGAGTTCAACCTTGACTCAACAGATGATATGCGATGGTTCCTTTATGGTCAGCCCTCAAAAAAGTTTGAGCGCTTGGACGAGCTAAGTTCGATTACAGAGCAGTTTGCACTACGAGAACGAATGCTTCGCGAGGCTAAGGCTGCTCTAAATGAGTTTGAGTCTGTCGCTTGCCCCCCAAATTGTTCGACGAAGGAAGAGCTAAAATGGGTCAAGAAGCGCGATAAACTTATAGTGGCAGTTCATAAGGCTGAAGCTCAGCTTAATCGGATGCGAGAAGGAAAGAAGTATCAGGAATACATGGAGCTCCTGAAACTGAAAGAACAGGTTAAGCCATTATATGATGTTACAAAGGCTGGATACCAGCTTAAAGAGACAGAGACTGGCCTAGCTGCTGTTAACAGTGAATCGTTACTCATGTTGAAAAGCAAACTTCTTAATCGACGAGAAACTATTAAGGGGTTCACTCGTAAAGATGGAAATGATGAGTTGCAAGACTTAGAAAAGTTACTCAACTGGTTGAATATGTTTGAAGAGTACAGAAAAACACAGAAACTGTTGAGCTCCTTTACAAAGTATTCCCCTGACATAGATGGCCGTATTAGGCCGAACTGGAAAATGGCAGGTACTGCAACCGGTCGTCTTTCATGTCAAAATCCTAACTTAATGCAGTTACCAAAGGCTAGTGAGGATGAGGGGGACTTATCCAATGCTGTTCGTGACTTTTTTGAAGCTGCCCCTGGATATTCATTCATATCTTGCGACTACGTCAACTTGGAAGTTTACATCCTTGCATTTGAGACGTTAGACCCTGGGTTGCTGTTGGTTACTGACCAAGGGTTGAACATTCACGACCTAAATACCAAAAGTCTTTTTGGTATTGATGAGACCCATCCTAAATGGAAATCGTATAGAAAGGCAGCTAAAGTATTCCAGTTTGGTCGTCTTCAGTATGGTGGGAGTGATGAGGGTGTCTATGAGAAGGTGCTTATTCAGGCTCCCGATGCTGACCTAACGTTAGCCCAATTCAAAGAAGCTTCTAAACGATGGTTCAGTGAACATGAGGCTTACGTAAAGTGGTATGAAACGCTTAAAGAGGAAGTATTGTCTACTCGACAAACTAAGACAGGATTTGGTAGGATACGGACCTTTCTTGGAAACGAGAGCGGTATTATTAGAGAGGCACTATCTACGCGTATCCAAGGGTCAGCTGCTTCTCTGGTAAATAGGGCTATGCGACGGATTTTTGATAGAGTTAGGCAGGAAGGGTTAACAGCTTACTTTGTTCTTCAAGTTCATGACCAGTTGGTTATGGAAGTTAAGGATGAGCATATCGAGCGAGTAAAACAAATTATGGTAGAGGAGATGCAACGCCCGTTCATGTTTAGAGGATTTGAGCGACGAGTTGCAGTAGACCCCTCAGTAGGTAAAACATTTGGGGAGGTATAACATGGGGGAATGGGATTTTGCACTTAATTCAGCCCTGGCTGAGCCAGAGACTGACGAAGATGTTGTGACAAGCGCCTTTCATTCTGCAACCAAGTCATCTGGGGAAAAGCGAAAACGGGGGCGACCGTCAAAGTCCCATGGGTCCCAACAACAGGAAAGTTTGGGGGGCACTGAAGAGAAGATAGTGGACTTTGAGGTAGGGAAATACGTAAAGGAAGCTGTCTCTCAGATAATGGTTGTTCGGAACGAAGAGAACGTACGAAGACTTTCAGAGACACCAGTTGGGTTCCATGAACCTGAGCATAAACCATACACTGTTGACGTGGTGGATAAAATTATTCAGGCAAATATGCCGGAACCTGGGTTTCTAACAGACTTTATAAATGTTGGTCGTGGTATGGAGTCACCAACTCTCTTCTTTGCGTGGAATGCTTTGTGGTTATTAAGTACAGTTTTGACACGAGAAGCATGGTTAAGGTGGTTTCCAAAACCGCTCTACCCTAACTTATATGTACTACTTGTTGCTCCACCATCTCTTTGTCGTAAGAGTTCATCCATGTCCATCGCAAATGATTTGCTGAGGGAGCTTCCAAAGTATATGCCTGATACATTAAATGCGTATAAGAAGAAAGTACGTATTATTGCAGGTAAGGCGACAGCAGAAGGTATCCTTGGAGCCTTGTTTCCACAAGAGCGTACATTCTATACAGATAGGCAGATGATAAAGGTTGAAAAGGGCTCGCAGGCTGCCCTTAGTATTAGTGAGTTTGCGGTGTTCTTAGGAAAACAACAGTATAACTCAGGACTGGTTACATTGCTTACGGCACTGTTTGATAGTGCAGACGCAGACTCTGAATTAACACGTGGCAGAGGAGATAAGCTCTTAAAAGACATTTACGTTACTCTTATGGGTGGTGTTACACCAGATGGTTTGAGATTGTCGATACCTGAAGAAGCCTTTGGTGGTGGTTTTATGTCCCGTGTTATTTTAGCTTATCAGGATGTTCCTACGAAAATATATGCTATTCCGAAAAGGTTTGATGGTTATCCAACAATTGACGACCTGTATTATAAGCTCGCTTGGATAGCTGTTCATGCTCAGGGAGAATACTACCTGACTGAGGAAGCTGAAGCGTATTACACAGAGTGGTATATCAAATGGAAAGAAGAGCTCTTTGGTAAGGGCATGGAAAAGAAAGAGGAGTTTCGTTTTGATAACCTGCTCTTGCGTGTCGCAATGCTTCTGCGAGTTCAGGAGTATAGGGAGGGTAGGGATATTCAGATTTGGCATATTAAACTGGCACAGAAACTCCTTGAATACACATTACGTCAGGCTAAGAGAGCCACAGAGGATGTTGGTGCTGGTCAGTTCATGATGGTGTATAACGCTGTCAAGCGAAAGATAGAGCGAGAAGGGACCGTTGTGAGAAGTCGGTTGCTGTCATCTTTGTCTGGACGAGGCTTCTCTGCTACACAGATTACAGAGGTTATTGACCAATTGGTACAGGAAGGATTCATTAAGATACGATTACAGGGTCATCTACTTGACCAAAGTAGTCGCAATGGTGCTGAAATGTATGAACTCGTGGGAGGTCAGGAATGAGGTTTGTATCCTTAGAACGCGTGGGTATAGACCCTGAAGAGGTTCGGAAGCTCTATCGAGAGCTTAAGTCTCTACGCAAAACAGCAGAGAAAGTTGGTGTCTCTTATGTTACTGTCAAGTATGTTGTGGGTGATGAGGTATTGCCTGTTGGTGTAGTCCCTCTTCCCTACGATTGGCAGGGTAATGGGAGGACACATCGTTTTAAGAAGTGGCATGATGCACACTTGGGGAAACTTCCTCACAGCCCATCCAAAGTTTGGAAGATGTATGGTCAGAATGATATAACACCAAATGCTATTGAGTGTTATATGCGCAGACGAGCTTCTCTGATTAAACGTTATCTGAAGTCTCTAGGCGACCTTCGTGAGTTGCCAGACAAATACTTGATTGACTCCAAGGGACGAGAAATCCCGCTTGGCATGGTTGACTCCTATGATATTAAGGTGGATAAGTACAATCTAATAGTGGAAATCAAGATGGTGCTTCGATTTGGAGGTGCGACAACTGCACACTTGAGTGTGCAACAGTATATTGCTTTATTCAAAGGAGAAGCGGATGCGCAAAGAATTGCAAGGGAAGAAGTTTGACGAGGGAAAGTTACGCTACGACTTGCTACCGGTTGATGCTCTTGAAGAGGTTGTAAAGGTATTCACTTTAGGGGCAAATAAATACGGTGAAAGAAACTGGGAGCAGGGAATAGCGTATGGGAGATTATATGCTGCTAGTCAGCGACATCTTACGGCTTTCCTCAAAGGAGAAGAGATTGATGAAATTGGAACTCATCATGTTGCTAACGCTATCGTCAATCTTCTAATGTTATTACAGTTTGAAAAAGAAGGGCGACGTGCTGAGCTTAACAACGTCGCCCGTTTTACTAATTCCTGATAAAGATGTTTGTTGGGGTGTATGTACCAGAAAGTGCCTCAATAAGAGCTTTCTGGTACTCGCCCTCAGATGCTGCTGTCATTGCTCGCATGAGACTTTGAGCTTCAAAACTGAACGGTATTACCAACCTCCATGAATTCTGTAATCGTCGCTGAGCTAGCTGACCAGCTGGTCCACCACGCATAGCCTGCAATGTGTCGTTCATGGTTGTATATAACGGACCACCAGCAAAGGCAAATGGGTCAGTAAACTTGAATCCGGAATAGTCTAGTCCAACCAGCCTGAAGGCTTCATACGTTGCTTGCGAAAGAGCAATAAGTTTTACTGCACGAAGTATGCGTTCACTTGCCGTTCCTCTAGCTAAGATAGTGTTATAGAGGTCAATCTGGTTAACTGGGAATACACCAAACTTTCCAAACAGTTTTCCCACCACACCTCTAAACATCAACGGAGCATTGCTTGAATTGTACTCACCCATAAGAATACGAGTAGCCTCAGCTGAAAAGAGATCCCGCCCTAACTCTGGTTTTCCCATTTTCAGATACTTCTGTATCTGTGCTATCTGGTCATCTGGAAGAATACTAAGTCTCGCAATCTTTACGAACCCATCCCAGTCTACAATTCCTTTTCCCAGCTTTTGAAGTCCATCATCAAAAGCAAGCTCAGCTGCCATGGCAGTCCAAGCTCGCGTGAGTAACTCAGAGCCCTGTTGGTTTCTCATCGACATATCAAGAACTTTTCTAATTCCTTCTGGTGTGTCTATACCAACCGATACCATGTGTTCGCTTATGAGACCTTTATTCTGGAGACGATGTATAGTTGCCATTACACTACTTAGGGCTTTCTTGTCTCCACTCTTGAAAACAGCTTGTGAAAGTGCAACCGCAGTATCGGCATACTCATCAAAGGTTGCTCTCGTGTTATTATACTGCATAATGTTTGTAAGACCACGAATGGGACGAGCGCCTAGAGTAGCGAAGGTAGTCATGGACTGAATCTTCTCAAGCCCACGCGGTGTAATTGTTGAATCTGCCCAGTCATCGATAAAGTTTGCAAAGTTCTCCCCAGGAATCAGATTTTTTAATTTCCGTATCCCATCTGCTATTTTCTTACTTGCTTTCAGACTTAACTCACTGGCTAATTCTTCAGCAGGAGAAGTATCCATGTGAGCAAACTCTGTCAAAAACTTTTGTATAACAGCCGCTTCACTTGGAGAAATCGCGTCTATCGTTGGTATCTTTTTACTAAACTCTTTGGCCTTCTGAAGGGCTGGCCCCAGAAACTCATTACGAATTCCTTGAAGAACATAAGTACGAGCTGATTGAAGAATATCATCTGTATACCCAGGAGTAAGAAACATATCCAAACGAGAATGCCTAGACATGAATTCCATTGTCCTTATTGCCTGTGCATCGTTCTTAAATATCTCTTGTAACTGAGCAGCTTTGGACTTCGCGTTAAAAGCTCTTAGGGCTTCGGGGTCTTTCTGGAGCTCAGATATATGAGCACGAACACGAGGAGCATAATCAGTGATAAATCCGACCGCATCGATACCAAACCTCGTTCCATAAGCCTGTAAATACTGTTGAACACGATTCAATACCTTCTTGTCATATTTTGTAAGTTCCATATTAAACACTGACTTAGCAACCATATCACGGTTGCTTTCAGAGATGTTAAGTAAGTGCTGGAACATCTTTAATTTAGCCCTAGATATGGGCTTACCATCGGCCTCAGAGAGAATACCTTCCAACAAAGATACTGCATGAAGAGATTGCGACGCAACAAGACGATTACCTGTAATGAGTTGGTTCGCCACGTCACGAAGCTCCGTTACTCCAGTCTTTGTAGCAATACGATGAATTGTTGAGTACATGGGTCGCCAATACGCCCCAGTTTTTGTCCCAATATCAAACAAGACAGTCTTATTTGGTTTGGCTTGTAAATGAGCATCTAAGTCTTCATTCTTAAGAGCATCTTGAACCTTATCAATAAGAGTATCTTCAATATCAGGGTCAAGCGAAGGAACAACTGACGGGGCCCATTCAGGGTCTGGCGAACCTTTCAGAATGTTTTTGATGTCATCTATTGACTTCACTTGAATAAACTTTCCATCAGAAGTAACAACCTCAACCTTTCCATTCATTGTTGTGATGTAATGTCCCTTACTCACCAATTCACTTTCAAGTGTATGGAAGTCTGTAACAGCTTTGTTAGCAAACGCTTTTGCCTCGGCATAGGATTTAAATGTTTTTCGCATTCCTAAATCAGGCGCCGTAAATTCTATTTTACGCGTGGGTGTCTCAGCAAAGATGAAGCCATTGTCGTCAATGTCAATAATGTTTTTGGTAGCCTTGCCCCCCAAAAATTCCTTGTTACTAGCAAAGGAGTTCATCATATCCCGCAAGCGTTCTGGTGTTGCTACTGCCACGTCTGAGTGAAACTCAATCTTCAAGCCCTCGACATCCTTACGCTTCACTGACGTAAGGAAAGTTTGGGGGGCAAGCGACTCAGGTAACTTTGGTAAGAAAATAGGGTCTGACCCAATTAACTGTTCGAGCGAATCTGCTTTACCTACGATGTTTCCAAATGGGTCACGAGCAAATACTTGCGTAACTTTTGTTACGGGGTCAACTTCTTTACTAAGAATCAGGCGAGTATTTTGATAAAGCATACTCTTATATGAATCAAAATCTAATTGTTGTGAAGATGCTAAAACCTTGCCAAGGAAGTTATTGGCCTCGAAAGAGTTCTTGAAGACGGCTTTTGTTCCATCTGGGAACTGCACATGATAACCATTAACATCCATAGAGAGGTTCGCTCCTAACTTCTCATATGCAACAGTAAGTGCTGCTGGGTTAAGAGATAAGGGTGGAGTGTATTTTTTGACTATCGTATCAAGAACCTTCGATTGGTTCTTCATTGCCTGACTGTAGTCTGAGGAGGGCATGTCACCAAAGTGCCAATTTTTCATCTTTAAGTAATCAAGATTAAGCTGTTTTGAAAGTAACTCAATATAGGACCGACGCTCTGCCTCTGAGGTTATGCGTTTCGGAATGTAAAGTGTAGGAGATGTCACACCACCCCGCTCAACTGCTGTGGCTACATCATTAACGGAACCAAGAATTTTTATAAATGGTAAGTATTTATCAGCATCCAGGGCTTTCAGTCCACTAGAGTAGGCCAGTAAACGTAGACCATCAACAACTCGTTTTGGGTCAATAAAACCTTCAGCATCTTCCTTAAGGAACTCATAGATAACTGGTGCACCAATCTTGGACCGGAGCTCAACGTTCTTTGGTGAAGTAAGGTCAATCTGAGTTTTGACCCCAACCTTGATGCGCATGTCGGTCTGCCCCCCAAACTGTCCGACTGTGCGACCGAACAACATACGTTTAAGGTCATCAGAAACAGCTTTAACAGGGTCAGTTTCTCGGAGAAAAGACTGTAAGTAGCCAACGCTATCTGAAAGTTTTGGTCCCTCAAATAGTATTAAGTCCCCATCCTTGACAAGATATTTTCCACCCTCGAACTCAATATCTAGGTCTGCAATGCTGGCAAGCATTTTGGCACCATCTAAGGAGGTTGGGTCAATATATTCCCGTTTCTGAATGGTCATAAACCGATGAGCCTTGCGTAAAATCTCATCGGCGTTGTCCATGTGACCAACTACTTCTGCGGATATTTTCCCAGTAACAAAAGTGTTAAGAAGGTTTTTGAACTTCTTTTCGTCACCAATTGCATCGATTGCTTGTAACGTCCGTCTTACTGAATCAGAGTCGTTCAAGTTCAAGTTCTTAAATGTCTGGACAAAGGGCTTGAAAACTTGCTTTACAGCAGCTCGTCCGGCTCCCCACAAAACATCATTTACGACCCCTTCACCAAAACTTCTGCTAAGATTCTTCCAAAGCTCTGGACTGTTCAAATTATCTTGTGTAACAGCTGCTGGGAAAGTTCGTACTACATCCACAACACCACCCATCATGGCATCTACAGCAAAAGGTGCCCCTTTTAGGAGTAATGTTCTAGCTGTGGGAGATGCGGTTGTTTTTGCCAACTCTCCCAACGATTTATAAATACCTCGCGTAAGAAGCCCAGCTGACTGCTGTCCAAGTGTATTTGCCCCAGCTGCGAATAAACCAGCTGCCTCTGGAGCACCAGCAAGTAAGCCAGTAATAGCGGCATTTTCGACGAAACCGACAGCAAAGGAAAGATTGCTAGCTGTATCCACAGCTTCTCTGGCCTTAATAGGACTGACTACAGTTTGCAGATATTGCACAGCTTTAGTAAGGTCCCTAGCCTTACGAGCAATAGAGGGTTTATCATCACCATCAAAGATTTGTCGTAAGGTATCTGCCCCAGCCATTACGATATTAGCAATTAGACTTTCATTAGCAACTTTTGATTGAACAGTAAACTGTTTGAAAAGCTCTTGTCCTTTTGGGTCCCCCGCCAGTATCTTTCTTCGAATGTATTCGGCATATTTATAATCACCTAAAGGGTCTGAATCGAATAGAGCCTGGGGGTTTTCCTCAAAGGTCTGATACTCTTCTGGAGTTATATCTACCCTTCCAATACCTTCGTAAGCAGGGGCTCCATACACTATGTTCTTCCAAACTTGCTGTTGTTGCTCAAGAGACAACGCCTGTACATCAGAGCGCTTAGACCATTCCTCAATCCAGAACTTATTAAGCACTCCTTGTTGAACAGAGTATGGGGCCTTCTGAAACTCTGGATTTTGATATAACTCTTCTAGTGTCATAAGGTCTCCTCACGGCTTAGTATCATTAAAAACCTGGTGTTTGAGCAGATAAGGGAGGCTCAGGTATTATCTGCTGTGGTTTTTTTGTGGTACTCGTAGTACCCTTAGTTGAAGAACTTGTTCTACCCAAAATAGCATCTGTAACCTGATTAACCTGCTGGTCGTACAATTGCTTTGCGGGGTCCATCGCGGTTTCGGCATATTCAACAGTACCACCTTTATTCCAAGGTGCCCAAGTACCAAGCTTATTCGCCATCCCAAACTCTAAAGGTTTAGTAGAGCTAGGTGGTGTTTGCGTGAGCGCTTCCATTACCTTTTGCAACCCAGTCGTTACGTCTTTACTTACAGTTTGGAACTGTTGAAATTGTTCCTTAAGGATAACGTTTCTGTGTAGCGCATCGGCAAAATCAGAGTATTTTCCTGACTTTATACTCTCGTTTACTGATTGCATAAGCTCATTCAGACTATTACTTGTATCTGTATAAATCTTATTGAGTACTTCTGCCGTTTTGAGAATGTCGGCTCCCTGCTGGCCACGAGCACTCTCAAATGAGGCCAGATATCGGTAGTAATCACCCAAAGCACCAAGTTGAGCTACTGCCAGTTTGGTGTTCTCCATCTGCTCCATCATCTTTAGATTAGCAGTCTTTTCTCCATATCCGAGGGCTTGAATAGTTGCTGGGTCAAAAGACTGAATCTCGTTATAACGCTGAGACATGAAGCTATTGAGTGTATCAGGGTCTAACTGTTGAAGTTGTTGGAGCACTTTCCCAGCATTTGTTGACACTCGTTTTAGAGCAGTTCTTTTCCCTGGGTCAGTTATACTAGATTTGTTGAGCGCATTTACAACAGTTTGGTTGTTAGCCACAGATGCTAGCTTAGTAGTAGATACTTGCATCTGGGCTTGAACTTGTTTCTTCTGTGTCTCAGTTAAGGCTTGGGTAGGACCATTGTTCCCTTCTCCAATAGCCTGAGAAACCTTTTGGTTAATCTGGTCGTCAGTCAAACCTTGTGCTTTATAAAACGCAGCTGCCCACGATGGATTACCAACAGCAAACTCAGATATGGCTTCCTCAGACTTTATTTGTTTGAGCCCTTTTTCCTGTGCCCACTTATTAGACTGAACTGCCTTATTATAGAACTCAGCAAAAGCAGCTTCATCTTCCTTCGGGACATAACGTGCTTTTAATGGCTGTAAATTAGCACTGCGTGCCAAATTATACATTTTGGATGCGGTGTCTCGAATAGCAGGGTCCTTGCTGACATCTGGTAGAATAATCTCTTTTGTGGTAGTAGTGTTGAGAGGAGCTACAACCTTATTCTGAGTCAGAGTTGTTTCTGGGTTGGGACCTTCACTGACAGGTGCTGATGTATTCTTCCCCAACGAGTCTGTTTGACTTGCCGTATTTGACATTACAGGTACAGTTAATGACGGAACTGTTGGCCCTACAGGTTGTTTAGACTGTATGACACTAGGTCCATTACCTGGAGCATAAGGGGGCACAACATTAGAAGCTTGCGAAGTATTACCAGTGAGTATAGCCTTTGCCCTGTCACCCAAAACATTTTGGGGGGCAGAAGAAGGAGCGACCTGGGGCTGAGGTTCTTGGCTCCCACTTTGGACATTCTGTTGTTCAATTAGTCCTCCAAGCTGATTAGCCAGTCGTACCTCTTGTCCTAACTGTGTGAGAGCTTCCGGAGACATGTATTGAGTTGCTGTATCAGTGAAGTTTTTAAGAAATATGTCCTTTTGTTCTTTACTAGTCATTTTACCAGTAAGTTTGGCAAGAAAATCTCCAAGTAACCCAGGCTTCTCATTGGTTATATCATAAAGTTCCTGACCAACTGCTTTGGCAAAAGCAGTATCCTTTTGCATCAGTATCTGATACTCAGGAGATGACATAAGCTGGGCTATTTGAGCTAACTTGGCCAGTCTTGCTGTATCTTCAGCAGCTCCAGCTACCTGAGCTTGTCGCCTAGATTCCCCATACTGATTGATAGCATTTCCAAGATTCTGAAGGGAACTCGCTTGATTATCTACAACGTTACCACCATAAAAAAACTGTGCCATGATTCATACCCCTTTAATTACTTGAGTCCGGATAGACCTTGTATGGCCAGAGCAGCCCAATCCATGAGGCCAGGCTGACGAGCATATTGTGGCTGCCAGTACTGTTGCTGTGTTAGCTGTGCAAGAGCGTCATAGATACTAGCTTGGGAACCTCCGAGCTGTCCTAATAAACCGTAGCCTGAAAGCATATTAGATATCGATTGCTGTTGAGCATTCATTTGGTTAGAAGCGTTTGCGAGACCTACTTGAGTGCCTAACTGAGCGTTGGTTGTTCCAGCTGCAAGTTGATTTTGTGCGTTAGCCAAAGCAGCCTGTAGAGCATTGGCTGCGTTCATAGCACCTGCTTGAAATGCTTGCTGACCTGCCTGTCCATAGCCAGACTGTAACTGACCACCAGTCAAGCCTAATAGGTTATTGTAATTCTGCCCTTCCAGTTGGGCCTGCATTTGAGCTAACTGAGTTTGCATCTGCTGTTGTGGAGCAAGATTGGCTTCCAATAAGGCTTGATTAGCTGCTCCAGAGTTTAAGAGACCTGCTTTTGCCAACTGGTCAGACGTTGACCTTACTGCTTGCTGGCTGGTTAAGTCAGCAAGCTGTTGGGCAGATTGCCGTGTTGGAGACAAAGCAGCTGAAGCCTGCTGATGAGCAAGGTCTTGTAAAGCTGGATTGAGTGCAAGAAAAGCATTGGTTGCAGCATTTGGGTCATAAGCACTAGACACTTGCTGCGCATTAACAGCCCATGGAGCATTAACTTGCTGGGCAGCTGCATTGGTATAAGAGACTCCTAAGTTTCCATTATTTAATTCCCCAGAAAGACGATTCATCCAGTCACTGAAACTACTTGCAGCACTTTGTGCACCTTGAAGAGCACTGTCCCGATACTTCTGCTCGTCTGCATTCAAAGTAGCAACATCGTTAGGACTACCTATTGGTTTATATCCTCCATAAAGGGCATCAGAACTCATACATTACCTCCTTTATCTGTCTCTCTAATAATAGACCAAACCTCTATGTCACGCAACTGAGGTGGATTGAAAGAGTGGTCTAAAGCTACTCGTCTTAACTTTCCCTCACGCTGGAAATTCATACTACGTAAGTATTTACGAATACTGTGACCAGCATGTTCATCAACTATAAACTCGATACGTTGGAATCTTAGAGCATTGAATAGATAGTCTAGCAGTTGTTTATGTAACTCCTGTTGATGAAAAAACTCTTTATTCTTCGCCAAAAGGTGTAAGCGTACTACTTTACCAATTATTGGGTTATCCAGCATAACTACAGTGTCTTTATAAGGAAACATGAAAGCAATAGCATGGGACTTACACCACAAAGTAAATGCTTCTTTGGTGTCTATACCTCCAACCTTCAGCCATCCTTCTGCAAAAGATTGGAAGTACTCGAAGACATTGGGCAATTCATCGATAGAGTAAAACACTTTAGGAGGACGGACGGACGTTTCCACGAAACACCTCCACAGAACGGTCTCGCAGACGAATAGACATCTCCACAATCTCGTATGGAGGAACATCTGCTTCTACCATATTCTCTGGTACTATTGAATCTAACCTAAAACGAAGGGTAGAACCAGTAATTCTAAAGTTGAGCGCGTCCTCTGTTTTATTTGGATCTATTCTTAAGATACCAAGCTGTTTCCATGTTAGTCCACCATCAGTTGACCCTGAAAGCTGTAGGAAGATAGGCACTATTCGACTTACCCTATCTATTGGTCGCTCATATATTTTGAGACTCAAACGCAGACCAGTTTTCAATGTGTCAGTTGCGCCCAAGTCATAATCTGGTGTTTCAATACGAATTGGTGAGGAACGCCGAACAACATTACCAGATTCGGCGACAACATTCACAGAAACACTGTCATCATATACTAGCAAATACCCGTCAACTTGGAAAGCCACAAGAGCTGGTTTTGCTTCACCAGCCAATACTGTAGACCATAACAAGTTACTTAGTGAGCTATTGGCCCAGGTGTCAGTAGGCGGAACATCAGACCAGTGCCATATCTTACCAAACATTAGCAGTGATGGAGCAACAAGAGGAATGTTTTCATAAACAGACCAACCTTTACTGGTAATATCTAAAACAAAAAGTTTATTACTTATGAAGGGAACTTCACTTGTTCCAACAAGTAGCCTGTTTTGCTTGGAATCAAGACGACAGTAGGTATATATAGGAGCTACCTGACTCATACGTAAGTCATAGGAGATAGCATCTGCTAACGGTCGTACATTAAGTTCAGTATCAACATAGTAAACATTGTCTTGACTTACAAAAACCTGCCCTCCCATAAAACTTGTTATTGCTTTAGGGCCGACAGCAGAGATACCACCAGTCTCAAGCTGGTTAAATGAGTAAGGCAAGTTAGTTAGATTGGTTGGACGAGCATAAAACACATCATTTTGAGTATACGCTAGGAGAAGTGGACCTAAGCCAAACAGTTTGAATACCCGACCTTGTTTCTTAGAAACATCTTGATAGTAACTTCCAGGAGACTTGGAGAAGTCCAAAACATCTGTCCATCGAATACGATTTCGATAATAAGCAGTTACACTTCCTTGGTAACCTTCGGCAACATTCCCAAAATAGAGGCGTTCTCCAAAGAATGCTACAGTCTCTGGAGCCATAACAGTTTGATTTCCCATGTCATCTGTAATAATAAGGGGAAGTAGGGTACTACCATCATACTCAAAAACCAAAGGGCTATTACCATCGACAAGATACACCTTGTTCCGAGCGATACAGAAATCTATCAATGTACTTGTAGAATCGTAAAATGGCTTATATATAATAACCGTGTTACCTACGGTTGGGGCAGGTGACAAGAGTGAGTTAAGTATCAGCTGAGTAGTAGAGCCAACAATTGATACTGCTTGTACCGTCGCATAGGTGCCCAAAGACGGTATATAGACAACATCATTAGCTGCAAAATACGCATCTGTTAGGTCCTCATTGAAAGAGATAGCAGTATTACCGGAAACTGTATCAACAGCACCAATGGTGAAGGAAGAGCGGAACCACGGAACACGTTCATAGCCAAGGCTTACATCAAATGTGTAAAGGAATTTGTTTGTTATAACGACATTTTTATATGTACCGTTTGCAAGAGCAAGTAAGAAGAGGTCGACAGGTGATTCGTTTGAATAGTGGAAAGGAATAGCCAATGGAGTTGCATTGTTTGTATACAAGCCTAAAGTCCATCCACCTACACGACGCATTCCTCTAACGGTAACATCCATGTTCCTCACTAAACGAAAACTACCATCTGGAGACTGTGTTGGAGATGTCAGAGAAATCATTCCTTTCATCACAGGACGAATAGGATAGTCTTGTGGAGAGGAAGGGATGAACATATCAGACATATTATACCTCCTTATGGTATAATAAATTGTATTACAGTAACCGTCAACAGTGTTCCAGAGACAGCAAGTAGAATGTTAATTAGCGTCTGCTGGTTTTTGACCGTACTGCTCAGCTTCTCTGATGAGCTCTGCAAGTCGAGCGCTTGTTTCTGCAATTCCTTTTGCACTTCGGTCAATCTCTGTTCCCGTTCGCTGTATATCTGAAGCTGTTCGCTCAATAGCCTGTTTTGCTTCTGAAGCTCCTCGTTTTGCTTCAGTAACTTGTCCGACTGTGTCTGCAATGTTTGGACCTCTTGTTTTATCTGGTTCCAAAGGTCGTCCGGAATCGTTATCGCCCTCACCGATACTATGTCGACGAAGGCTATCAGTAATAAAAACACCAAGAATCGCCGCACCTAAGCCTCCTAAGAAGGTCAAAACCTTCTGCCAAAAAGATTTTCGAAAAACTTTGCGCTTAGCCATCAGTTGCCCCCCAAAGTGTTCTTTTTGGCAACCTCAAGTATACCCTTCCACTTACCAACCTCTCTGAACGAGATAAAGAGACTTCCAGCAAGAATGAAGCCTAAGAAGGTATACAGCGATGGCCCTTGGAAATAGACAATAGTTGCTGTAATGAAAAATGTACCTTTGACACTTATCAGCTTGATAGTGAGGTCCTTGATACGAACCCATACTTGAAACAGAAATAAATCTTTCATAATACCTCCAATATGACTTCCTCGTCTGCACGAAGAGCATTGTCCACTAACTTGGCTAGCATACGAATGTCTGCCTCCGTATGAATACGAATACAACCTAAAGTCGTTAAACTTGTTGAGTAATGAAGCCCATAACCATAGTCTCGCACAGTTTCGTCCGTTGGAGACTCGTACTTCCCGTCTTTTATAGACCACACTGGTAAATCCCTATACGCGTTTGTTGGTATAAAGATAGGGTATAGGTATGGGTCTTTAATCTTATCCTTCTCTACAGAGGGATATACTTTCCATGTTCCTACAGGAAAGGAACGTGGCTGGTAAGGTTTTCTAGCTGGAATGGAATACACAATTTCATGGGGCTTACGTAAACCATTTATCTCATTACGAACATTACTCGAACAGCGTATTAGCTTTGCCCCATCGATGTCGAGGTAACCTTCTGTTAAGTGAGCTGTTAGCTTCATCATTCCTCCTATAACGAACAATTTTGGGGGGCAAGCTACTTAATCAAAGCCACAACAATAGAAGCGATAGATGTGATTATAGCTACTGCCAGAACTTGCCTCGAAGCAATTCGTTGTTTCTCCAACTCAACAAGAAGTTCGTCTGAATGACGACGACGTTCATGACTATCTTCTATGATTCGGTCCTGTTCCTCTTTGTACTTCTGAAAGAGTTCCGCCCCATAGCAGGTTTCTTTACGCTCCACGTCGAGGTAATGCCGAAATCGTTGCTCTGACTCCGCCTGCCACTCATAGGCACCTTTCATCATCTCGTCCAGTTGTGCCACGTGTTGCTGGATCTCCTCCATGAAAGTACGGAGTTCTCCCCGCAGTCCGTTGCGTCCATCGATACCGACAAGGGCAGTGCGCAGTTCTCTGACATCTCCTCGCAAGTCAGAGATTTCCCTAAAAGCCTTACCAATGTCTCGTTGTTGCTCTAAATCTTCAGGCGTAGGCACAATTTACTCCTCTAAGTGATGTAACCCATCTACATACATAGTAGGGTAATGACTTTTGGTATTTGGATAGACTTTTCCGACTTGAAGGATGACTTTCTTACCATAACTCGTATACCAAGGTGGAACCATTGATACGATGTCTCCTCTGGTATTATAAACACTAGTGCGTGAGAAGGCCCCACTAAAATAAGGTTTTAACTTAGGAGGTATGTAAGCAAATGGATGAGGACAACCAAAGCAGTATGCCTCAACCGGCTTTCCAACATGGAAGAAATAATCCTCTACGGCAAGTTGTGTAAGAGCAGCTCCTTGAGAAAAACCCTGGATGCATGTAATAGTGCCGTCTTTGTATAGAGGAATAAGTTCATCTCTTACAGAATGATATAAGTCAAGGAATCCAGTATGCCCGTACCAAGCAACATTCATATTCTTATATGCTTTTCGCCAGAACCGGAAGTTCTGAATCCAGTCTCCCGCAGACGAGGTGCATTGAAACGTCAGAGTGCCAGCAGAATCAATCTTGTACTGCACGTCGAGCCCCGCCGTTTTCCAGGGCCCAGAAAGACACCGTTCATAAAGCTCCAGCATTTCGTAGCTCCTCCTCAGCCCAGTTTATATCTTGACGCATCTTTTCCCGTGCGTCAAGGAGTGGCTTGTATTTTTCAAACATTGCATCGTAGGCATCAGGATTGTTTATCCGGTACTCGTTTAGCTTAATCACCACCCAGTCAGTCTCTGCAAGGTCTTTTTTCGCGTCTGCAATAACCATCTGCCAATCTGCTATTCGTTTCTCTTTGTCAACCTGTTCTTGTGTCTTACCCTTCAATATCATGGTAGTCCCCCGTGTCCCATTCCGGCTGGCGTATATCTGTATAATACCGGCGTCCTGTAAGCCATAGCTCTCCATCAATTCGTTTAGCCTCGAGGATTAGATAGT